GATTTATGTATGTAAGGATATTATATGGCATTAACAAAAGGACAAAGGTCATTAGTTGCGTGGACAAAACAAAAATGGAGAACCAAGTCAGGTAAACCTAGTACACAAGGACCAAAGGCTACTGGTGAACGTTATTTACCTGAAAAAGCAATTAAGGCTCTTTCTCCCAGTCAATACGCAGCCACTACGTCTGCTAAACGAAAAGCAAAACGAGCAGGTAAACAAGTGGCTAAACAACCCAAAACGATTGCAAAAAAGACATCAAGATTTCGTAGATTTAGTTAAACTACAAGAGAAGCTAAGAGCAGCAAGATTACAGGAGAAGATAGATAATGATACAAGCATTAATAGGACCAATCGCAAATCTCGCAGGAACGTGGTTTCAAAACAAAGTAGAAAAGACAAAGGCAGACGGACTCGCTAAAGTAGCAGAAGCAAAAGCGAGAGCAACTGTTGCAGAGAAAGTAGCAGCAGGTGAAGTAGAGTGGGAAGGTAAAATGGCAGATGCTTCAGTAGATTCATGGAAAGATGAATTTGCTTTAGTTGTATTACTAGCTCCTGCTATACTTGTATTCATTCCGGGCATGAGAGAATATGTTAAGAGTGGTTTTGAGATACTAGCAACTCTTCCTGATTGGTATCAGTATTTATTATACATTGCCATATCTGCATCCTTTGGAATAAAGGGTGTTGGTCAAGCAGCAAAGATGTTAAAGAAAAAGTGACACAAGAAGTTGAAGACAGGATTAATGAAATAATTAATGAAAGTATTTTACCTAGTGTTCAGATGCATGGTGGTCACGTAGAGTTGCAATCATTTAAAGATGGTATAGCAACAATATTTTTAAGTGGTGCTTGTAGTGGATGTGCAATGTCAACACAAACTTTAAAGATGGGTATAGAAAATATGTTAAAATATTATATACCTGAAGTATTAGGAGTTGAGGGTATAGAAGACCCAAACTCTACAGTAAATCCATATTATTAGAGGACTATATGAAAGGTTACACTATAAAAGGGGGTCACAAACGACCAACTAAAAAAGGTGCAGGTATGACTAAGAAAGGTGTAGCCAAGTATCGTAGAGAGAATCCGGGCAGTAAACTAAAAACTGCAGTAACAGGCAAAGTTAAAAAGGGAAGTAAGGCAGCAAAAAGAAGAAAGTCATTTTGTGCAAGAAGTGCTGGGCAAATGAAGAGATTTCCTAAAGCAGCAAAGAATCCTAACTCAAGATTAAGACAAGCTAGAAGAAGATGGAAGTGTTAATGCCAATAAAAGCCTTGACATTTTTGAAGATTTCTGCTATAATTAGTAAAATAGGAAACTATTTCTACATGAAGCACGTTGAAATAATACGTGATGAACAAAGAAAAAGAGGACTCAGACTGTGAACCTAGAAGTATTAAGACAAGAAATAGAGGCTGACGAGGGATGTAAATATGAAACATACCATTGCAGTGAAGGTCACTTGACCGGGGGAATCGGACATTTGATAGCTGAGTGGGATGAAGAAATATATACAGGACCTGTTGGAACTCCTATACCTGAAGCACAAGTAAAGAATTGGTTTGAAAGAGATGTGCAAATGTCAATAAATGATTGCATATCTATATTTGATAACTTTGATACTTTACCTGAAGATATACAACACGTATTAGTAAATATGTCATTTCAACTTGGAGGTCCTCGTTTACGTAAATTTAAAAAGTTAATTGCTGCTGTGCATAACGAAGACTATCCTGAAATGGCAGCTCAAATGGAGGACAGTCGTTGGCATAAGCAGACAACAAACAGAGCCAATAGATTAATTGAAAGAGTTTTACAACAGAGTATACCTGCATGAAAAAACAAAGAGAATTAACAGATAGACAAAAAGCATTTTTAGAAGTTTTATTTGACAAAGCTAATGGTGATGTTGTACAAGCTAAACTATTAGCAGGTTATTCAGAACATACTTCTACTTCAAGTGTTGTATCATCTATGAAAGATGAGATTATGGATGCAACTCAAAATTATATGAGTCGTAATGCACCTAAAGCAGCATTCGCTATGGTAAGTGGGGTAGATGACCCTACTCAATTAGGTATTAGAGATAAACTTTCTGCATCAAAAGAATTACTTGACAGAGTAGGTTTAATTAAAACTGAAAAAGTACAAGTAGAAGCATCAGGTGGTGTTATGCTATTGCCACCAAAGAAAAAATAGGAGAATAATTATGTCAGAAAAAAAATTGAATGCTATGCTAGACGAATTAGCGAAAATGCCACCTAAAGATAAATATACTACTAAAGTACAAGAAGCAAAAATGATTGATTTAATGGCTAAAATAGATAGTTTAGCTGCCTCTATGAGTGGCAAGAAAAAAATGAATCAAGGTGGTTTATCCTCAAAAAAGAAATATGCTAACCCTGTAAAGTTTGTAAATAATTTAAAGAAATAAATGAACAGAAGTTTAGGTAAGTGGAAACTGCCACAACCAACAGATTTAAAAGACGAAGATGAAACAGAATGGATTCAGATACCTCGCATAGCTAGGATTGTTCCATTTGGATATAAAGTAAATGAAAAAGATTCTGAGTTACTTGACCCTATACCTTATGAGTTAGAAGCAATAGAATTAGCTAGAAAACATATAAAACAATATTCTTTTAGACAAGTAGCAAATTGGCTAACAACAAAAACAGGTAGAGAAATATCTCACGTAGGGTTAAGAAAAAGATTAATGCATGAGCAACAACGTAAGAACAAGGCTAGAACTCTTAAACGATGGTCCGAGTATGCCGAGAAGGCGATACAAAAAGCGAAAGCCATTGAAGAAGAAAGGGTCGGAGCAAGAGCCTAAAATAAAAATAGTAGACGAAGTAGAGTCTATACCTATTGAAGAACAGAACGTAATCTTTAAACCTAACGAAGGACCTCAAACAGAGTTTCTTGCAGCAAGTGAAAGAGAAGTTCTTTATGGTGGAAGTGCAGGTGGTGGTAAGTCGTATGCCATGTTAGCAGACCCACTACGTTACATGGGTCATCCTTCATTCAGTGGATTACTACTACGACACACTACAGAAGAATTAAGAGAACTTATATTTAAGTCAAAAGAATTATATCCTCAAATATGGAAGGGTATCAAGTGGTCGGAAAGAAAGATGCAATGGGAAGCACCATCGGGTGCAAGATTGTGGATGTCTTACCTAGATAGAGATGATGACGTATTAAGGTATCAAGGTTTAGCATTTAGTTGGATAGGCTTTGACGAGTTAACACAATGGTCAACACCATACGCATGGAACTATATGAGGTCAAGACTTCGTTCTACTGCACAAGACTTGCCTGTATATATGAGAGCAACAACGAACCCCGGAGGTCCGGGTCATCAGTGGGTTAAGAAAATGTTTATTGACCCTGCACCATATGGAAAGACTTTTGATGCCACAAATATTGAAACAGGTAAGCCTCTCAAATATCCTGACGGACACGAAAGAGCAGGTAAGGCACTATTTCAAAGACGATTCATACCTGCTAAATTATTTGACAATCCATACTTGTCGGCTCAAGGGGATTACGAGGCAATGCTTCTTTCCTTACCTGAACACCAACGTAAGCAGTTGCTTGAAGGTGATTGGGATATTGCAGAAGGTGCTGCTTTCACTGAGTTTAATAGGGATATTCACGTTATTGAACCTTTTGACATTCCACGAAATTGGGTTAAGTTTCGTTCTTGCGATTATGGTTATGGTTCTTATAGTGCTCTTTGGCATAGGAGGGGTGATACTGGTCCTTCTCTTGCTGAGCAGATGATACAAAGAGGATGTCGTTTTAGACCATCAGATAGAAGTAAAGGAAGTCGTGTATCAGGTAAGAATGAGATACACAGAAGATTACAGGTAGATGAATTTACAGAACAACCAAGATTAGTATTTTTTGATACTTGTACAAATTCAATCTCTCAATTACCAGCTATACCTTTAGATAAAAGAAACCCTGAAGATGTAGACACTAAAGCAGAAGACCATATCTATGATGCATTAAGATATGGCATTATGTCAAGACCTAGATTTAGTATATTTGACTATGACCCTGTAGGTAGACCTCAAAGTAGTATGCCTGTAGCAGACTCAACATTTGGATATTAATAATATGGCAGAAGAAGAAATTACGTTAGACGATGATTCTATTGCATTAGAAGATGTAAAAGATTCTACTATAAATGACGCAGAAGTAGCAAGTATTATTCCTTTCGTTCAGGAACGATACGATAGAGCAGAAGATTATAGAAGAAATGATGAAGAACGATGGTTACGTTCTTACACAAATTATAGGGGGATATACG